ACTCTGTTGGTTCAGGGTATATTAACGACTATAAGATTAACTCAAAACAATACATCAATGATGTTGCTAAACAGATGTTCTTTGAGTTGATTGTAACAGGTAATTTGTTCTTGGAAGTTGTTTGGAGAAAAGATAGAAAAGAAGGACTTAGTGGATTTCACGTAATTCCGAGTAAATACATGAGAGTTCATAAACCTGAAAATCCAGGTGAACCAGCAACCAAGTATCTCTATTCAAGAGATTGGGCTAATTGGAGAAAAGGTGCTGCAGTTATTGAGTTCAGTGAGTTTGACCCAATGAACTATACAAATAGACAGGTTATTCATATTCGTTCTTATGGTCCTCAAAGTGAGTTTTATGGTGTTCCATCATATCTTGCTTGTATCAACGATATTAAGTTAAACCACGAGATTACTGTATTTAACTTAGCAAACGTATTAAATAATTGTGCGGTTGGACTTTGGGTACATTTTAATCAGCAGGCTCCAGATTCAGAATATGAACAAAACAATGTATTAAGAAAAATTGAAGATAGATATATGGGTGCTGAAAATTCAGGTAGAATCATTGTATCTTATGGTGAAGAAGGACAAAAACCTGATATTACACAGATTCAATCTAATGTTGAAGATGGTTATTTTTCATCAATATTTGAGTTGGTTCAACACCAAATCTTATGTGGACACAATATCCCTGATGCATCAATTATCGGTTTACCACAAAGAACTGGTTTCAGTTCATCAGCAGACCAGTTGGAGGTCGGATTCAAATTGTTTTTATCAACAAGTATTTATCCATTACAGAAATTCTTAAATAGAGAGTTGAAACCTATTTTTGAGTTGATATATCCAGGTCAAGAAATTGACTTAACCATAACACAAAACAACATCATCTAATGTTATACAATGTACTTTTCATCAGCGAGCAAAAATTAAAGGATAACACACCTATTACGGACAATGTTGATAGTTCTGAGTTAAGATTTGCCATTCAACAAGCACAGACAATACAAATCCAAGAAACACTTGGAACAAATCTGTATGAATACCTTATGAAGATTGTAGATGATGGTACAATCACATCAGACCCCGCTTTAATCAAGTATAAAGAGTTGATGGATAACTTTATTCAACCAACTTTGATTGCTTGGAGTTACTACTTAGCCTTGGACAACTTTTGGGTTAAGTTTATGAATGTTGGTTTGGTTCAGAATAGAAACGAACAGGGTTCAGCAGTTGACTTAAAGACATTACAATATCTTAAGAACAATGCCAAAAACCAATCAGAATTTCAAGATAATCTATTAAGAAGACATTTATTGTTCAGGTCTGGATGGTACCCTGAATACTTTTCAGGTAATTTGCAAAATGGAGAATTACCACCTGAAACTGATACAGCATTTAAGTCAAATATGACTTTACCTGGTGGGGGTTATTCATATAACAGAGGTTGGAACGGAAACTTTAATATGATGGGTCCATTGTGTGCTGGTAATGGTTTCCCGACATGGTACGGCAGTTCATCAAACTCACCGAACCCACATCACTAACTAATTTTATCACTTTTCGCAATATTTTCATACCACCACAATGGTTGTAAATTTGTGTAATGAGAAAGTTTATATAACTCATCTTCAGATTTTGCAGAGGCGAGTGGTATGATATGGTCAATATGCCATCCTGATTGAGACCAATTATCCCAAGACATACCAGTCTTAAATTGATTTTCTAAATGTGTTTTAAGTTGGCTCCAATCACAACCAATTATTTCATCAATTCTTTTACTTCTTCTGGTTACTATCTTACTGATTCTACCTCTTGTTAATCTTCTCAATTTATATAAAATATCATTATCATATCTTAATTTAAGATTCTGATTTTTTTTCATAACCCTAATAGGGTCTTTAGCCTTTTCTCTATGAGCGGCTCTTATTATTGGACCTTTAATTGGGTCTTGTCTATCAAGTTTCTTTTTAATTCGTTTTTTTTCTAAATAAGATTCACGGGTAGTTTCATCAGTATAATATTTTTTATTGCGCTCACTATTTTTTACACATTCTTCTTTTCTATATTGTTCATCTTTTCTTCTTTGTTGTTTGTATAATCTTCTTTGCTCTTTTCTATCTTCTCTTTGATTGATTAATTTTTGATATTCAATCCTTTCAGGATTTCTTTGATAAATTCTCATACAATCTAAACATTTTGATTGATGTCCATCTTTTAATGCAGCATTTTTACCAAAATCAGAATATGGTTTTTCAATATTACATTTTTTACAAACTTTCATAATACAAAGATACAACAAAAAACCCCAACTTTCGTCAGGGTTCGTAAAATTATTTTTTATCTAATTTCCTCAAGGTAGATTCAATTAGTTTAATCTCATCGTGGATATGTTTTGGTACCTCAAAACCTGAGGAACTAAACATCGCTTGTTTAACCTTTAATGAGTTTAATTTCTTTGTAAAGATTTCAATTTTATCATTATTCATACTAAATAAGTATCATTTTTCGTTCTTAAGGTACTCATCAATAGTTGATAACCTTTGTCCTATCTCTTTGCTATAACCATTTTCAACATAATCAACGATTACATTGGTGATAGAAATAACCTCTTTTAGAGTCAAACATTGATTACATGATGCTGCCCAGTCGTTTACAAACTTGAGCGATGATTGTGTTGCGATTTGTCTTGATTGTGTCTGTGCCATATATTTTAGATATTATAATTGTTCTCAAAAAAGTTATTCATTTGTTCCTCAAAAACTCTCTCTTCCATTTCTTTACGAAACTGATACTCATTATCAGCGTCTTCCATTTCTTGTTCTTTAGGTCCAAATAAATGCATGATGATTTGTTGTTCTGTTAGTTCATTTGCTAACTTTCTGCGTTCTGATGGAAATACTGGTAGTGTGTATTCCAATGTGTGTTTTGAGTGTCCCATACTACAAATATAATAAAAAATATTTATTCAATCAAATCTACATCAATATAATCTTCTTCAGCCTTATCAATCACTGCTTCCAACTTATCAATGATATTTTTGTATCCTTGCATATCAGGAAATTGTTTATAAATGTCCACACATGCATTGTAAAGGACTTTAATGTCTTGGAGGTGTAATGTTAACCCTACAAGTAATGAATCGTTTTTCTTGTTAATTTTTCTATATTCCATTTTATTTAATCTAACCAATAATCTATAAACTTATAAACTTTTCTTGAACCAGCATCGCTGTCCATCATACCCAAATCATCCATTGTATTCACAAACGCAACTCTAACATACATTTGTTTTATCAATTCTATTTCATCATTACAAAACTCATATAGTTCATCACGCTCTAAATGATAATCTTTTATCAAAATACGAATTAAAGTCATCTTATCTAATGTATCAACAACACACCAAAGTGTATTCATACTTGATAAGAATTGATTAAATAGATTTGTACCAATCCCAAGTTGTTTAGAGATTTCTTTATTATTCATATTAGATAATCTTATTACCCCATTTTTCATTTACTCTACAACCTTTACTTTGATTATCGTGCCCCCACATTGGACGCAAATTTGTATAATGAAAAAGTTTTGATAATTCTTCTTCATTTTTCGCTGAAGCACAAGGTATAAAATGGTCTATATGCCATCCAAGTAAACTATGATTATCCCAATTCATACCTGTTTCCCATTGTGATTCAATCCAATTCTTAAAAAATGGGATATCACAACCTAAGTATTCTAATGTTCCTTTATTCTTTTTTAAGTTTTTATTTAATTGTCCACACATCAAAACTTTTAATTTGTATAAAATATCATTATGATATCTTTGCGTTTGTCTTTCACTGGCGCCTTTTAACCACATATCTTTATTATTGTTATAATAAATCTTTCTACAAGGTTTACAATATTGTGAAAACCCATCTTTTCTATGACTATTTGAGTAAAAAAACTCACGACTTGCTGGTTTTTCAATATTACACATTGGACATCTTTTCATACTACAAAGATAAAACTTATTTTGATACTGCCAAAATTATTTCAAATAATTTTCCAAACCAGTGTAATCAATGTCTAATTTATTAAAGTGGGGGAACATCTTATTCAATGTAATAATAAAGTAATGTTCAATAATACTGATTTTGGTATCATTATATTTGTAAACACCCATCTGCATATCCATTTCAATAAGTCGTTTATCTAACATCATTTGTGAGTGTAGATTCTTTGTTACAGATTTAATCATCAAGACAATGTAGTTATCATTACTTGAAATCTTAAACTTGATACCCAACTTTTCAATTAGAAAATCAATCGGTATTAGTGTTTGTGGTTTTTGATACATTTTTTGATTTTGTTATAAATGAGTTGTGGTAATCTTTGAACACTTCGTAGTCCAACATTGCGTCAAACATATCACCAGAACACTCACAATCTTTATCTAACGGAGTTTCTATGCAGTGGATGAGTGTAACCTTATTTCCGTCCAAGAAAGTTAACTCAAATTGTTCTGTGGAGTAATTAACCCCACCTATAATAGTATGTGTCTTCATATTAATTTGTGTTTGATTAAGAATTGTTCATGAACACTCAAATCACTATTAAAGTCATATCCAATGTTCTGTAACATTATCTTTGATTGTTCCTCAACATACTGGTTTCTATCCTGAGCCCCTTTCTTGTAATTGATTTCTCTTTCATCATAAACAAGTTCAGAACACTTTTCACAGAATAAGTTATATTCACCATTTTTGTTTAACCCAAATTCAGTGTGGATAACATATTCCTTTTCGTGGGAACACCAAACATATTCCTCATCATCAATGTATATTATTTTCCTTATCTTCCTGTATGCCATCTCTTAATTGTGGATAATTTCTTTCGTCCCATCTCATTTGATTTGCAATCTTAGTTATGTGTCCTCTACTAACGTGGTAGCGTTTAGAGAGCATTAAGTGGGTCCATTCACCCGTTTTAAGTAACTTACGGATGTTTCTAACTTTTTCAACTGATAATTTTATTGTAGCCATGTTATTTTATATTATGTTTTTTATTGAATTGAATGTGTACTGGTGGAACATCTATACCAAATTGATATCCAAGTGTCTCTAATAACCTCTGAACCCCGTGAAAGTCCTCATCTTGTATGGGGTCTAACTTGAGGTAATCCATTTCATCTGATTCATCTTTGTTTTTCTTTCCGTAATGTAGTTTACATTGGGTTGATATCTTGAATGGTCCTGTCTTTGATTTATAGAAATTAGTTTCAGGTAGATATGTTCCACAATTACGACAGAAATATATCCAACCATTTTCAGTCATCATCCTTCTACGAAGGTTCATATTGATTTGTTCTTTACCCATATCTATAAATATATACAAAAATAGTAAAAAACTCAAAATAAATCAATTTTATTTGACTTTATACAAAAATATATTATATTTATTTGTATGAAAAGTATGTTAATGGACGAAAAAATACATGCGATGTTGAAACAACATTGTCTTGAAAATGGACTGGTAATGAAATCTTTGGTTGAAAAACTAATCATAAACGAAATCAAGAAAAACGAAAAAAATGAGTACAAGAAAAGCATTTAACTTTCTTCGTAGTTATTACGATGTGTTAGAAGACATTTATGATGATAAAGATAAACTCACTTATCTTATGGCTATTTTGGATAAACAATTCAAGGGAATTGAACCTGAATTAACTGGTATACCCAAGTTATGTTATAAAGGACAGAAGCATTCTATTGATACATCAAGAAAAGGTTGGGAGGATAAAGTAGGTTATGAACCCCCTACCCTTACCATAGGGGGTAGTGAAGGGGGTATGGGACACCCTACAGAAGGGTCTACTGAAGGGTCTACTGAAGGGGATATACAACCCCCTTCTGGTGATATCATTATGACTACCGAACCCCCTACAGAAGGGGTTAGGGTACCCCCTTACCTACAAGAGCAAGAGAAAGAGCAAGAGAAAGAGAAAGAAGAAGTAAAAGAGCAAAAAAAAGAAAAATTGAAAAAAGATGAAATAGTATCAATTAACTACATTATGGATTCTATGAATTGTTCATTTGATGATGCGTTGGATATATTCACTTCAACAGATGAATATCATATTTAATAGTATGTTAGATAAAGATACCATAGGGATTGCTACAGCAAATATAATAACACCAGTATCCGTTGGACTGGCTGTAATGAACCCAGTAACCATATTGACGATATTATCAATAACCAGTTCAATTATTCTAAATGCTGTGTTAATTTATAAAAATCTCAAAAAGAAAAATTACCAAGAAACTACAAATGTTATAAAAGGTTAATTATAATTAACTTAATTCTAATGTACCCATGTTAGATTGATGAAACCCTTGTAAAGTCCCATTTTCAAGGGTTTTTTTATTAAACAATATTTCGTATATTTATAACAACAGAGTAGTACTGCGTTCTTACATACTGTCCATATAATTTTTTTTTACTACTCTGTAAGTTCATGATATAGCCCTCATCTGTCTTGATGGGGGTTTTTTATTTCCAACTCAATTATTTTTATTATATTTATAATAATGATGAATATTAAAGAAATATTACAAGGTTATTTCAATTTAACACCATTAGAGAAAGATGATTTGTTAGTTAAATTATCCAATTATTATTTTGAGGAAGGTAGAAATATGGGTATGACCTCAGTAGAGATTGTGGCTTGTTTCCAACCCTTAATAGATGAGGCAGTGAAGAATGATGACTTTGAGGTAGCACAAGCATTCAAGGATATCAAAGACGCAATAGAAATAGTATTAAGAGAAAGGATGAATAACAATGGCTAATAAAAGAGATATTAAAGGTAGATTTGTTTCAACAGAGATGATACTTGAAATCACTAAAGATGGTAAAGTTTTAGAAAATGGTATTGAAAGAAAATTACATTCAAGAAAGGCTGATGGATATATTATGACCTCAATTAACAATAAGTTAAAATATGTTCATAGATTAGTGGCTGAAAAATATTTGCCAAACCCACACAACTTGTCTGTAATCAACCATAAAGATGGAAACACATCTAACAACCATGTTGATAATTTGGAGTGGACTACGAAAAGAAAAAATTGTGAACATGCAAGATTAAACGGATTAAGTGAAACAAAATCACAGGGTATAATTGATTTAACTTATGAACAATATATTGAAATGCATAAATTAAGAGAATCAGGACTATCTTACAGAAATATAAGTAATACTATGAATTTAGAATATAGAAGGGTATATGATACCTTAAACGGAAAAAGATATAAGGATTATAAATCAAGAAAGGAGATGGGCGAACTTGTGTAATTGTCGTGGTGGAAAAAAAGTTGTCCACAATAATCTTGATAGCCCTGATAATATTCAGAATGCTAAACAAGTCGTAGAAACGATTATAAATGTAAAAACAATAGAAGAGTTCACTGATTTGGATATCGTTGAAATTATGAACACTTACTACAGTTTATACCCCGCATCAAGTATCAAACCATCAGTGGAGGATGCTATAAATCAAATTAAAATAGGAATTGAGATATATGGAACAAAATATACAAGGAGAAGATAATATTCCAAAGAGAGGCAAAGGTAGACCCAGACTTGAGGAGACAATGAAACCAGAGTGGTATAACATCATTATTGATGCTGGTACTGAAGGTAAACATATTACAGAAGTGCTAAATATATTGGGCATATCATGGAACGGACATTATGCTTTATTAAAACGAAGCAAACAATATTCGCAAGCCTATAGTGAATTTCTTAAACTTGCTGAAAATTGGTGGTATATGAAGGCACATAATGCGATGATAGAAAACAATGGTTTTGGGTTTAATACTAAATTGTGGGAAACCATAATGAAGAATAGATTTAAGGATAATTGGAAAACAGAAAGACATATTGATGTTACAACACAGGGGGAAAAGATAGACAACTCAGTTAATCCGATACAGATTGAGATTATCAAAACAAAAATGGGACAAGATGGAACTGAAGGGAAACTATAATTTACCAAAGAAAGGAGCATTGCTCAAGGTAAATAACAAGTACAAGAATATTAACTTTTCATCTGAAACGATTGATAAGGTTAATTTCAAGTCAATGATATTAACGATGAACGGATGGTTTACAGTAGATGTGGACTATAAACCCCAAAGGAAAGTGGAAAAGTTGTTACAACAGATTAAGAACACAATTAAACTGAATATGAACAAACACTACTTTAACGGGATGATAATTGATGTACCACAGATACCTGAAACATTTGAGGAACAAAGGACTGGTTATGTAACCTTTGAGTATACCCTATTTGTAAACAAGGGGATTAAGTTTAACAAGAAGGAAATGACTATGGTGATGAATGAACTGATTAAAACAATCTACAATGATTACTTCAAGGAACCAGTAGATTTTGATGTGTATAAAAACAGAGATGATTTTAGAAAAAGATGAGAATACTACAAGGTGATTGTTTTGAGTTGATTAAGGACTTACCAGACAATAGTGTGGATTTGGTTATAACCAGTCCCCCATATGCCGATATTGTTAATTATGGTAAAAACATATCAATCAAAAAACCAAATGAGTATTGTGATTGGTTATTACCCCTATTCAACGAAATACACAGGGTATTAAAACCAAGTGGTAGTTTCATATTAAACATTAACGATAATTGTTCCAATGGGTTAAGAAACCCCTTTATATTTGAGTTAATTTATCGTAGTCAAAAGGAAACCAAGTTAAAGTTCTACGACACATACATTTGGCATAAGATGAACGGAATACCAAATGGGAGTAAAAAGAGATTTAGAAATACAACAGAGTTTATATTCCACTTTGTTAAGAACCAAAAAGAGTTAAAGTTCTATATGGATAGGGTATTACAAGAACAATCAAAAGCAACAAGCGATAGAAGAAAGTACCCTTGGCAGTTAAAAGCACATGGAACAATTACAGATGGTGAAAGGGGTAATAAAACAGAATACAATGCTGAACGATTACCTGAAAAGGTTAGACCTGATAATGTATTCAGGTTTCCAACAGCAGCACTTGCTCGTGATAATACCATTAGACATCCCGCACCATATCACAAACAATTACCTGAGTATTTCATCAATTTATTAACAGATGAAGGTGATACTATCTTGGATGTATTCAGTGGAATAGGAACCACTGGATTGGGTTGTAACAACAGAGAATACATTGGTATGGAACTCAATGAGAAATACGCAGAGTTCTCAAAGAAAAGATTGATGGGTGAGGAACTTGAAGACTGGTTGGTATGCCAGTATGACTTGGATGATAACTTAATTGCTTGTTATAAGAACAGGATGGAAGCAGAGAAATCTACAGGTGTAAACAATATGGATATAATGAGAACCTACAACAGAACCAAATTTGAGAGTAGGGGTGGATACAAATGGAAATTAGAAAAAAAGAAAAATGACTAAAATCCAAACAACAAGAGTATTTGAGGACTTGATTACAACCGATAAAAGAATCTGTGTATTTCAAGGTAGTTCTCGTGCTTCTAAAACTTATAATATTCTTATTTATTGGGTTTATAAACTTTTACAAGAAAATAATAAAACCCTGACAATTGTCAGAAAAACCTTACCAGCACTTAAAGGTTCAATCTTAAGGGATTTGAAAGAAATCTTGTTAATGTTTAATGTTTTTGATGCAAACAAATGGCATTCAGTTGATGGTTATTTCCAACTTGGAACAAACATTATTGAGTGGATAAGTTGTGATGACGAATCTAAATTAAGGGGTAGAAAGAGGGATTATTTATTTATAAATGAAGCAACTGAAATTTCTGAAGAGGAATATACCCAGTTGATACTTCGTACATCAGATAGATGTATTATTGACTTAAACCCATCATTATGGAACTCTTGGATATATGAATTGGAAGGACAGGAGGATGTATTTTACACGATAGTAACATACAAAGACAATCCATTTTTATCTGATGTACAAATCAATGAGATTGAAAAATTACAATACAAAGACCAAAACCTTTGGAGGGTGTTTGGACTTGGACAAAAAGGTGTTCCAACAAGAGTAGTATTCAATCACCAACAAGTCATTGGTTCAATACCACCTGAGGCTAAACTACTTGGTTATGGAATTGACTATGGTTATCACGATGCTCAAACTCTGATTGGTGTGTATAACAATGGGGATAACATTTATGTTGATGAATTATTATATCTAAAAAGAACCACAATACCTGACTTTATCTACAAGATAAAAGATTTGGATATAAACTTAAAAGATGATTTTATTGCCGATTCAGCAAATCCACAAGCAATTGAGGAAATGAAAAGAGCGGGTATCAATATAAAACCTGTAGCCAAGGGGACAATTCTACATGGTATTGATTTGATTAAAAGACACAACTTATTTGTAACCAGTACAAGTAATAACCTGTTGGATGAACTTAACCAATATGTATGGAAACAGGACAAGAACCTAAAAAACTTGGATGAACCTATTGATGACTTTAACCATTGTATTGACCCGATTAGATATGTTCTCCAAATGAAACTAAACAAACCAAAAACAAAAATTACAGTAATATGAGTATAGAAATTCAATTAAACGACAGGGTTATTGAGGTAAAACCTGAAATAACAATAGAACAATTTCAACGAATACACAACAAAGAAGAATTGTATAAAACATCACCAGCAGATTTATTGGGGATGTTATTAAATGTGCCAGCCAATCAACTTAAAGATTTACCCTTAAATCAAATGGAATTTGTTCAGTCATATCTTTTATCACAAATGACGGAAAGTTCCCTTAAAGACGAATTGTATAATGTTTTTACACATAATGGGGTTGAGTATGGTTTGGAGAACGATTGGAGTAAACTTGCTTGGGGTGCTTGGATGGACATGGAGGTATTCTCATCTGAAGACATTGAGAATAGTATTCATCTGATTATGGCTATTTTATACAGACCTATTGTGGAAAAGAAAAACGGAAAGTATAAGATTGCACCATACAAGGCTGATGAGATTGAGGACAGAGCCTACGAGTTTAGACAACTACCAGTTAAGTACTGGTTTGGGGCAAGCAGTTTTTTTTTTCTAACCGCAACAATATATACAAACAATATGAATCGTTCTTTGATGCAGACGAACAAACTGAACCAGATGATAATGAAGGGGTATCAAGTCCTACCAAAATGGGTAAAAAAGAGGCTGCCTTTAGATACTATTTTAGTATCACACTCAACCTTGCAGGAGAAGACATTACAAAAATAAACCAAATTGATGAACTACCATTATTACTTTGTCTCAATACGGCATCACTTATGAAAGAGCGTATGGAAAAACAAAGAGAAGAAATGAAAAAAATGGAGAAGCAGTTCAAGCAATAAAAACACTATTTAATTATTATGGAAGAATATGTTTCAATACATAAAATCGTATCACTTATAAAACAATACCAACAATCACAAGTAGGTATTGGGTTAAACTCATTTGGGTTTGGTAATATCGTTGAATTTGGTAATACAAACAACACTGGTATGACCCCAACATACCCATTTGTATTTGTAACTCCACAGAACATTGCTTATGAGGAAAATATTGTAACCTACAATATGTCTTTAATCTTTGCTGATAGAATAAATGATGACTTATCAAATGAGGTTGATGTGGTTAGTGATATGGATATCCAAGCCAGAAGGTTCATGTCCTTTATCAAAAGGGGTATGAATCAGAACCCTGATTTGTATGAAAAAATGGATATTGTATTACCAACAAATGGTATACCCTTTTTTGAGAGATTTAGCGATTTCGTAGGGGGTGTAGCACTTGATTGTGCTTTTGTGGTATTCACAGATATTAACGCATGTGATTATTACGGATAATGATTGAACAAAAGATATTAAATGAGATTGCGTTGTTGTTGAAGGACTCAATGAAGAAACAATTGATGGTTCCAAGACCATCAACAACTTATGGTAGTCCAGGAAAACCTGGTTTACCAAAACCAGTCTCAGGTAGATATCCAACACCAATATCAAGACCTTATGCATCGGGTAGATTATACAAAGAACTTGATGTAAAGTTTCAAGAAGATTCACAAACAGGAATACCTGAACTTATATTGGATATGCCCATTGAGGGTTTATTTGTTAGTGAGGGTAGAAGACCTGGTAGATATCCACCTATGGGTCCTATTGATAGATGGGTGGTACAAAAACAATCAATAAAAGCCATCAGAGACGCTAAAGGTAGATTTATTCCAAGAAAGACATTAGTATATTTGATTAGAAGGTCTATTGGAAAGTATGGATATGGTGGAAATGACTTTATTATAAAAGGATTTGATGCCGTTCAGAAACAAATAGTTGATAAGTATGGAGATTATGTTGCTGGATTTATTCAGTTCCAATTAGACCAATTTACAGATAATATAAGACAACAATGAGTATAGCAGTATTATACGAACCACCAATATTTCAACCCGTATTAACTAATGGGTTGTTTTTTACAGTATCAGCCGATACAACCAATAACTACAGATTTAGATACACTTATGACTTGTATGTAAATGGTGTGAATGTATTTCAGGGTAAAGCAACACCAAACCCTTATGGACTTGGGGTTATTGATGTATCAAGAGTTTTGATGACTTATTGTTCCAATATGCCAATATCTGTTTGGAACACAACAGACATTTATACACACCAAACATTTCCATTTTCAAGACCCTATAGTGATGAAACAATCAATTATCAAGTTAAGTTTGGTTATGAGTATTCATCAACAGAATTGGGTTCTGTAACTGGTTTTACAGGTTCAGGTAATACACAAGGTGAACCAGGAGTTCCATCTACCCTATTAAAGACATTTCAGTCTACAATGGGGGTCAATGGTAGAGCAACACAACAGAACTTTGATATTGACCCATTTGTGTTATCAGGAACACCAACAACATCAAACCCAACAACATCAGGTTTATTCCTAACCAACTCACCAAGAACTCGTGATTTGGAAAATGAGGACTATTACACACTTGCCTTTACCAATTACTACTTGGATGGTTCAACAATATCAGAACCATATTATGTAAAATACAATTTTTACGATGATGAAGGTATTTTGTTAACAGGTGTTACTGTGGATAACATTTTATCCAATGGTGGTGGTCCAAGAGCAAATTGTAATGATGTTTATCCAGCATTACCATATATTATCCCATCAGGTAATACAAATTACAACACTTTATATGTTGGAGCAGGTCCAAGAAACTTGGTAGATATCATGCCACCAAACACGGCACAATATACAGTTCAGTTATTTGGTAAATTCACTGGTTCAACATCACCAATACAACCAACCCCAACACCGACACCAACTCCATCAGCAACACCACAAAGTTGTCCTTGTTTGACTTATTCAGTGTTTAACCCATCATTAGAATCACAAGGGGTGTTATATTATTCAGATTGTAGTAATATTTCAAGAACACTTGTTGTTGACCCACAAGAAGAATTCTTTGTTTGTGTTTGTAATACAACATCTTGGACTGTTGAAGGTCCATTGATTATGACTTACGATAGTCCTTGTGATATACCAAGTCCGACACCTACTCCAACTCCATCAGCAACTCCATGTTCTTGTGGTGAGTACGAAGTAGATACAACCAACTCTGAAATTGAAAACCCTGTATTGTTCTATACTTTCTGTGATGGAACTGAGATAGTTTATACTATGAACACAGGACAAATATACCTACTTTGTGGATGTGTAGGAACATTTAGTTGTTCTGACCCTGGTGTGGTAATAACCTACGCAGGAACTTGTTAAAATTAAAATACTATGATTACACCTCAACCAGTACCAACAACATATTCTTTAGGAAATTGTTCAGGATATACACCTGTATCTGAAATCTTTACAGTCAATGTGGGTCCAATCTGTAATAGGAGTGGAAACCCACAACTACAAATTATGTGGTTAAACAGATACGGACATTACGACTATTACAGATTTACAGCAGGTAAAACTGAAGGTTTGGATATTACAAGACAAACTTACAAAACTTGGAATGTAGATTGGGGTTCATCAAACCCTTCAATGGCTCAATATTCTCGTGGAACAACTGATTACCAAGTCAATATGACTGAAACTCATGTTATCAACACAGGGTTTATTAACCAACCTGATTTTATGTTCTTAGAAGAATTGTGGACATCAAATGAAGTATATGAAATACCAAGTGATGGTGGTTTAAGACCAATAAATGTTGTAAATGTTGATTTCATTAGAAAGAATAAAGGTAATAGAGATATTACAAATCTTGAATTGACTTACATTTACTCAAACAATATTACATTGATTAGTAAATAATGGATACCTCCTTAATAGTGTACCTTGATGGTATATGGAAAAGAATAGATTTGTATGAAGATATTCCAATTTCTGTTGTAATACAGGAGTTGGATACTAATGCGTTAGATACAAGAAAATCACCATATTCAAAACAATTTTTTGTTCCAAACACCAGTAATAATGCTCGTGTGTTTGAACATTACTTTGAGGTAAATGGTATTGAGTTTAACCCATTAACAAAAATTCAGTGTGTAGTTCAATATAGAGGAACTGATATATTCACTGGTTTGTTAAGATTATCGGCAGTGGTAAATAACCCTGACTACACTGACTATGAGGTATTCATCATGGGACAGGTTGGTGATTTTGCTTCTGAGATAAGAAACTTAACATTACAAGATTTACAATGGGACGACTTACAACATGAGTTATCTTATTCAGCAATCACACAATCTTGGGAAGCCAAGAACAATGATACAGATGGATTATTTGGTGGAAAAGTATTATACCCAATGATTAACTATGGATTACCATATCAGGGTTCAACACCAGCATATACCTATACATTTGGTGAAACATATTCTTTTGACCAATCAATACATGCGGTACCTGAATATGTTTGGAAACCATCTATTAGATTAAAAGAGGTTATTGATAGAATATTTGCCCGAACAGGATATCAGGTTATCAGTGATTTTTTTGATACTGACTATTTCAAGTCAATGTATATGGATACTTTCCAAAATGGTAAACTTGGAGTTGATGTAGCATCTGCTGTTACAAACCAAAACATCTTCAAGACATACATGAGACCATCTACAGTAATAACCTTTGGTACTGCGGGTGCAAGACCCCTTAATTTCCAAACATTTAGAGGTGATGGTTATGACCCATTGAATAACTTTAAGTTAGGTCCAGGTGTATCAAGTTCAATAGACCCACCAACACCTCCGTTTAACACAAATTACTTCAGAGTACCATTTGCAGGAAACTATTCTTGGAACTTTAGATTTAACTATGATGATAACAATGTGTGTGGGGGTGATATTGATTTCCAAATATATGCAAGAAAAGGTAGTGATTTAGCAACATTAGATTCACAACCACCATTTGCTGTTAGTAATTTATATGACTTACCTACTTGTGGACAACAAGCATCGGTTAACTGGTTCTTCACAGGAAATTGTGGAACAGGTGAGTATGTTAGATTGTATGTTGATTTGAAGAATTCATCAACACCAGGAAATCAATTAAGATTTTTGCCTTATAATGAATACACTATCACAAGTCAAGCACCTATGTGGGATTTGTATAGGTCACCAACATTAGCAGGAACACAACTTGTTGATTTAAGATTAGGTTTACAACAGATAAATTGTATTGATTTCTTAAAGGCGATGATAACCATGTTCAACTTGGTAGTAGTTCAAGATGAGGTATCACAATCAATCATTATAGAACCATTTAACTGGTATTACAATGAAGCAGATAGGGTTGAGAAGGACTGGACACAGAAACTTGACTTGAAATCATCTTATAGAATTGAACCATTGTCTTTTGACCTGAAAAAAGAGATTAACTTAACCTATACAAAAGGTTCAGAAGAATACTTAAATAAGTTATTTGAAGATGCCAACAAATATCAATATGGAAGATACAAATATGTTTCAACAAATAATCTCCTATCAGGGGAAGAGAATTATGAAATACCATTTGCCGCAACACCTACAACAGTTGTTAATGGAGCAGACAATTTTATTATACCTGCTGTTTACAGGGAGTTGAATAATCAATTACAACCATACTCAAACAAACCCCACATATTCTTTTGGACTGGTAATAGATATGCTTATAAAGACAAATTTAGACAGATTCAAGGTAGTTGGTATTTGAGTTCAGGAGCAACACCTGTAGAGATTACAACATACCCATGTGTATCACACTTAAGTTCATTGGATATACAGATACCTGATTTGGTGTCTGACTTAAACTTTGGTTCAACATTTGATTTCTTTGGAAATTACAATAACCTACCAGTTCAGTTTACTCAATACAACTTGTGGAACATATTTTGGGAAGATTATGTGGATAACAATTACTCCAATGAAACAAGAAGGTTGACTGGTAGATTTTTCTTAAAACCAATAGACATATATGAAACGAGTTTAACAGATAAAATATTCGTTAAAGATAGTTTCTACAGAATTGAGTTAATCAATGAGGCTGATTTAACTAACTACAAACTCACTGAGTGTTCTCTAATCAAAGAACGAGGGGGTTATTATAAAGTTATACCACCAGCACCATATTATGCAATCTCAGGGAATACACCATACCCTGGTATTTCAACAGCATACAATATTGGATGTTATACGGGTACAACAATATCTCCTGTTTGTGCTGGTTCAGCATCTACAACTACTTTAATCACATTTGGTATTTCAGGACTTACAAATCTACAACAGGTATATTATGATACAGGATTTGAATATAGACCTGTAGATGTGGGTATTTATCTGAGACAGACTGGTGATACTACAACTTATGTAGTTATAAATAATACAGGACAAGTCCTGGAACAAAATTGTTAAAAAAATGGCTGAAAAAGTAATAGGTTTAAGAATACAACTTAATGGACTGAATACAGTAATCACTGATATTAAGACATTAGAAGAAGAAATAAGAAAAGCAAAAGAGGACTTAAAAGAGGTTGAAATTGGGGGTCCAATATTCAATCAACTTGCAAAAGAAATTAGTCAGGCTGAAACAAAACTACAAGGATTAAATGAGGCCGCAAGAGGTATCACCAAAGAAAAATCACTTGAGGGTTTTGGTAAATTGGGTGCTGGTATTTCATCATCATTTGCTGCCGCAACCGCTGCGGTTTCTTTGTTTGGTAAAGAGAGTAAAGCAGTTCAAGAAGCCGCAACACAAGCCCAAAACTTATTAACAATCGCATTATCTGTTAGGGGTATTGCGGAAATAAAAGTTGGGGCTGATATTGTTGCCAGAACCATCGCTGAAAAAGCCTCAACAGCCGCAACAAACGCTACTACAGTTGCCACAAGAACTTTATATACTACCTTGGCTGCCAACCCTTATGGAGCAATCATCGCAGTTATTGGTGTGTTAATCGCAGCATACCTATCATTGGGTGATACTGAAGAAGAGGTTGCTGTTAAGACAAAGTCATTAAACGAATTAAGGGCTGAATCAGAAAAATCTATTATTGCTGAAACCAACCAATTAAAAACATTACAAGCAATTTTAGATGATGGTAATGTTAGTTTGGATGTTAAAAAAGGTGCCTATGCTGAACTACAAAAACTTGTTCCAACATTAACAAATTTAACTTATGAACAAGCCCAAGCACAAGGGGTATTAAATGGTTATATTCAAGATGAAATCAAGTTAATTGACTTAAGAGCCAAACAAAAGGCTTATGAAAGTTTCTTTGTTCAAGAGGAAACCAAACAGATTGAGAAAAACAGAAAAGAAAGAGAAGCGTTCATTAAGACACTTAATGTTGAAATAAATCAGGAAAGATTAAGATTACTACAGGCTGGTGTTAGTCGTGATGAGGTTGAAAGAGTTATTGAAGGTATTACACAAAGAAGACTGGCTGAAAGAGGATTTACGGATGAAAGAGAAACTTATAGAAGCATCACTGAAGAAATCTTAAAACTTGAGAACAAACAAACCACCATCACAACAACTCAAAAGAAAGCAACAGATGATTTAACTGAATCTGAAGAAAAGAGAAACAAAGAAAGACAGGCTTATATTGATTTGTTGTTGAAGGAAATACAACTTACATCTGAATTATTGATTGATACATTACCATTAAGAGATTTGGATAATAAGTTGATAGAATCAACCCAAAAGAAAGTAGACCAAGCACAGGCATATTCTGATGAGTTAAACAAATTGATTACATTTACCAAACTTTACGAAAAGGTTACTGGTGATTTATTACCAGTTCAAGACAAATTGGGTTCAGTATTCAATGAGGTAAAAATGATGGGGGAAAACTTTATTGATTCATTGGATTTGACTGTCTATAGTACTGATAGAGCAAAAGAGGCAATTCAAGATTTTGATGATGCCATCTTAAGATTGGGTAAAGACTTAAACGAACAAGACAAACAATTATTGTTAGATTTTTCTAACAACTACAAAGAGATATTCAACACAGTACAATTACTACAAAAGTTCAAGGGTGGAGCATTACCATTTAAGGTTGATGATTTCCAAAAAGTTGTAACTGATGTAAACTTGGCTTTGGGTAAATTGACTATTGACCCATACAAAAGAAGTGCTGAGGAAATCACTGCTGCTAAGGTTACAGCAAAAGAAAGATATGAAATATTAAAACAACAATTTATTGCTGAATATACACTTTATCTACAAGACCAAGAAAGAAGAAAAGGTCTTACAGAACAAGAAATTAAAGATAGGGAAAAAACAACCAAAGATATTGCTGCGGCAACATTTGAGGAGTTTGCAGGACTTGGTAATGAGTTATTAAAGTTTGAGGAAGGGGTTGTTAAGACAACTCAAAAAATAGTTGAACTTAATAAGAAATTACAAGAACTGGCACCATCAGCAAGAGCTGGTTTCTTGGTACAAAATGCTGAGGAAATTGCCACTCAATTTGGGGCAACTATTCCACTTGTATTAAAAAATGAAAAAGAACTGGCAAGATTACAAAAAGAAATTGCTGAAAAAACATTTGATGAAAAGAAAAAATATGCTGAAGCGATTAACATACTTCAAGCAGATTTATTGGCTCAGGGTGTTGATATTGAATCACTAACTTATGAACAAAAATTAATATTACTTGAAAAGTTCTTGGGTAAAGCAATTACCAAACAGAAAAACGCTCAAGAAGAAAGTCAAAAGATATCCAAAAAGACGATTGATGCCATTACAAGTGGATTACAACAATTCAGTCAGTTAGTAGGACAAACAGCATCGTTGGTGGCTCAATCATACGCATTTCAATTAAAGAAACTTGAAGATTCAAGTAAAAATGCATTGGAACAAGTTGTTGGTGATACAGAACAAGCAAATCAAAAGAGATTAGAACTTGAGAAACAATATCAACTACAAAAGGCTGAACTTGAAAAAAGAGCATTGATTAAGTCATTACAATTTCAATTAGTTCAGGCTATTGCTGATACAGCACAGGCTGTTGTGTCTAACTTGGAAATACCCCCATTAGCAATTGCAATAGGTATTTTAGGAGCTGCACAGATTGCATTGATAGGACAACAATTATCATACGCTCAATCACTTGCATCAGGTGGTAGAATTAAAATGGGTGCTGGTGGTATGGTGGTAGGTCCATCACATGAAATGGGTGGTGTATCTTATGCTGGTGGAGTTAACTTGGAAGGTGGTGAATCTGTTATCAACAGAAATAGTTCATTGAACTACGCATCATTATTATCAAGAATAAATCAATCAGGTGGAGGACAACCAATCGTAAATAACGCATCTAACTCATTGATGGAGGAAAGATTAGTTCAAGCAATCGCCAAGGCTAATCAAGAACCTATTAGAGCATATGTGTTAAATTCAGAAATAACAAGTGGACAAGCAATTAACCGCAGACTTAATGAACTTGCCACCTTATAATTAAAAACTATTTATATAAAATGATTAAGATAATAGACCTTGATATAGAAGGAACAATCACAGGAGATACAAAGGTTACTGAAATTGCATTGGTAGAGATGCCAGCAATTGAACAGAACTTTATTTATTTCACCAAAGAACAATTTGTTGATACCATAAAGGACTATCCACAATACATCACTGATAACGCAAAAGAAGCAAAGGCTTGGGTTGATGAAAATGGATATGGTAGTTGTATGACCCCCGTTGGTAAAGCAAGATTAAACCAACTTGCCAAGGGTGAACCTATTTCATTGGAAACGATAAAGCGTATGAAGGCATACGCAGATAGACACAAGAAGGACTTAGAAGTATCAAAATCATTTGACGATGGTTGTGGTATGTTAGCATGGTATTCTTGGGGATTAGATGAAACTGGTAGAGTTGAGAAATGGTTGGAAAGTAAAATTAACACCCTTGAAGAAAAGATGGCAGAGATTGGTGAAAGAGGTGGGGTTAAAGAAAGTCCAAAAGCACCAAAGTCAGACACACCAAATAAGAACCCAAAAGGTGAAGGTAGTGCCAAAGGTGATGCATCAACAACAAGGGGTGCTGAGGTATCTAAAAGAGTTGAGGAAACATTACAAAACAAGAGTGATGATTTCAACGAAAGATACAAAGACAAACTTGGTTATGGTGTAAATCTTGGTATGTTAAAATCAGTTTATCAAAGAGGTGTTGGAGCATACAATGTTTCACACTCACCTGAGGTAAAGTCAGCAGAACAATGGGCACTTGCTCGTGTAAATGCGTTCTTATACTTGGTTAAAAATGGTAGACCTGAAAATCCAAAGTATGATAGTGATTATGACTTATTACCAACAAAACATCCAAAGAAACAGGAGAACATGGAGTATGAGCCAGGAACATTACCTGATTATGTAAATTACCCAACTGGTGATACAAAAAATGATATGTTGATTGAACAGGTATTATTTGTTAATCCAAATCCTGGTGAATCAAGAAAAGAGTATATCAACAGATGTACCGAATATCTTATCAAGAACGAAGGTAAAAGAGCAGACCAAGCATACGCAATCTGTAATTCACAAGCCAGTGAAGAGTTCGCAATAGGACAAATTGTCAGTTTTGATTATGATGATACATTGAATACACCAAGAGGTAGGGGACTTGCATTACACGAAATACAATCAGGTAGTGATGTGTATATCATTTCAGCAAGAGCAGATAAAAGAAGGATGTTAGGACTTGCTGATGAACTTGGAATACCCCATAGTAAAGTGTTTGCAACTGGTTCAAACAGAGCCAAAATACAAAAGATTAAAGACCTTAAGGTTGTTAAACATTACGATAATAATGAAGATGTAATTGATGCTTTAGGTAGAATTGGGGTACAATTTATGTGTCCTTGTTTAGATGAATTCGTTGTTGAATTGGAACCATTGGTTGTTACAACTTATGAACCTGAGAATGCAATATTCAACAGGAAACAAGGTTTTACAATGATTGGGTTTTTAGATGGAGAGCCAGTCTTTACCTCACCTGAAGAAGCAGAACTTTATGGACAAGAACAACATGGTTGTACAGGACACCATAGTCATACCGATGAAGATGGAAATGTTGTGTATATGGGTTGTACTGTTCACCCAAAAGAGGACTTTAACTTTAGTGTTGAAGAATATAGTGAAGAAGAACAAGAGGTTGTTAAATTGTTGAAATTCTTAAAGGAAACTGACTACGAACAATTTGAGGCTGTAGTTGGTTCTATGAGAGGGGCAACAGAAACTGAAATTAAGAAAAGAAACCACAAGAACCCAACAACTTATTTCAAGTATGAAAGAATATTATCAGGAGCACCTGATAGAGATTTCTGTACCTCTATTGAGAATAGATATTTCCGTAGATTGGAAATTGACTTATTAAGAGATACAAATACAGAGTTTGGACACGAAAGACAACCATACTCAAAATGGTTATACAAAGGGGGTCCAAATTGTGTTCATGCTTGGCACAAGTATTTGGTTCAAGGTGATGTAATATCAGACCAAGGCATGGCTGATGGTAAAGCAGGTATGGCACCAAAACAAATGCCAAATAATGGTTACTACTCACCAGAAACAAAAAGAAAGAGCGAAGTGGCTTATATCATTTCTCAACAGAATATGTCCAAACAGGAGTTCTCTATTGATAATGAAAAGAGGATGGTATACTCACCACTTATGATACCGAATATTCTTATACCAAGATTGGATGAAGATACAAATGAGAAATACTTTGTTAAATTCACCCCATCTGTTATAGAAAAAATACAAAACCTTTATATGATTGAAAAAAGATTAGACCAAACTAACTATGAACACACTGATAAAAAGATTGAATCTGTTGTGATGGTAGAGAGTTGGTTGGTATCTGGTGAATCAGATAAAGCATATCAATTGGGTTTCAGTAGGGAAGACATCCCTGATGGGACTTGGATGGGTGGATTTAAGGTATTAGATACACCTGAAGGAGATAACATTTGGAACAACTATATAAAGACTGGAAAGGTAAAAGGATTCAGCGTTGAGGGTAATTTCTTAATGAACTTTTCGCGCCAAAAAACTGACGAGTATTTATTAGATGAAATCATAAACATAATTAAACAAATAACAGATTAAAAACTATTATGGATGCAACAACAGCAATCAATAATATCCGTAAAATGTTAGGATTACAATTTAAGAAAGAGACCTTCAAGTCAACTTTTCTTGTTGATGGTAGTACTGAGGTAACCAACAACATGGAAGAAGATTTCCAAGTAGGTCAAACTCTTTATGTAGTTAAAGAATCCACACTTGCACCAGCACCTGAAGGTAGTCATACTACAAGAGATGGTTTGGTTATTTCAGTTGATACTGAATCTACCATCATCGCTATTGTATCAGAAGACAAATCTACAGATGCAGAGGTTGAACAAGAAGGTAGTGAAGAAATGGCTTACACTGAAGCAAAAGATGCTCAAGGACAAATCCTTGAAAGTAAAACTTTTGATGTTGGTGAAGATGTATTTTTAGTTCACGAAGATGGTAGTAAAACACCAGCACCTGACGGGGAACACCAAGTGGTATTGAAAGATACAAGTGGAAACGAGAATAAGATTAGAATTCAAGTATTAGATGGTAAAATCACTCAGCGTGAAAATGTTGAAGAAATGATGAAACCTGAAATGATGAATGCTGACTTTTCTAAAGACATTGAAGATATTAAATTATCATTAAACAACCTCCTTGAACTGGTTGGTTCTATGAACGGAAAGTTTAAGACAGAGTTAAACTCATTAAAAACCGATTTTGATTCGTTTAAGAAATTACCAGAAAGAAAAGGTGTAGAGGAAAAAAAAACCTACACTGAATCATTTGCAGATTACAGATTAAACTTAATTAAAAATCAAATTAAAAAATAAAATAAAACAATGGAAAACAATAAGAAAAAATTATCATTTGCTTATGACTTGTCTGCATTACCAACTTACAACAGTTATGGTTCAGATATGTTGATTAAGGCAATCTTGGGTTTGACCTTACCAAAGTATGCTTCTATCAGAGCGAACTTGAAAGGTACTACTGAAAAAGTAGGATTTGTAACAAACGATATTTATTTACAAGATTTGAGTTGTGGATTTGACCCAAGTGGTACAACTACACAATCTTTAGTTACTGTAGATTTATGTAATAAAAAGCTAAACCAGACTCTTTGTCCATACAGTCTTTACGACACTTACTTGAGTCAATCATTATCAAATGCTAACTTCCAAGAGACAGTTCCATTTGAGGAAGTAATCTTAACAGATATTTCTAACAGAATTGCTAACCAAGTTGAAAAGCAGTTGTGGCAGAACACTACTACTACTGGTGGAACTTATGGTTCAGCTTGTTTCGCAGGTGTTGGTCAGTTGATTACATCAGGTAATGGTGCTACTCAAATCGCTTACTCTGCTGCTACTCCTTCTAATGGTTTAGATGTATTCACAACTATCTACCAAAACATCCCATCAAATGTATTACACATGGATGACTTGGTGATTTTCTGTTCTTACTCTAACTACAGAGGTTTGGTTGCTTCTATGAGAAACAACTCATTTGTAAACTTGTTTACAATGGACACTGCAGGTTCTACCAGCGGTGAAGATTGGGCATTGATGTTACCTGGTTCAAATGTGAAAGTTATCCCAACTGTAGGTTTGGATGGTGTTTCTGCATACTACGCAGGTCCTGCTTCTTACTACATGGTTGGTATGAACGCTGAAATGCAAACAATCAAAGCAATTTATGACCCATTTGAGGATATCGTTAAGATTAACGCTCACGTTACTTACGGACTTGGTATCTTTGATGTAGCATCTTTCTGCTTGTGTAAATAATCTTGTGGTTCATATCCTCCAATACAAAGTTAATGATATTGGGGGATATAACCAAATAAAATAAAACAAAAAAACAATAAATTAGAAAATTATGGCATCATGTTATATTAGTACTGGTTATACTTTGGATTGCAGAACCTCATCTACAGGTGGTATCAAAACCATGTGGGTATTAGGTGGTTCAGGTAATACAATCACTGGATACACAGTTACAAACTCACAGGTTACTGCAATCGGTGGAACAGGTACTTGGTTCAAGTTTGAATTACCAAAACAATCAGGTTCTTTGAGTGAAACTTTGGGTGTAAACACTACATCTCAATCTGTTACTTTCCAACCTGAAATTGTGGTAAACTTACCGAAACTTAATACTCAATTAAGAGATACCTTTGTAGATTTGGTATCACAAAATGAAATCTACGCTTTGATTGAAGATAATAACAACAGATACTGGTTAGTATTCTTAGATAATGGTGGTTTAGTTACTGCTGGTTCATTGAATACAGGTCAGGCATACACCGACTTGAACGGAGCAACTGCTCTTACAATGACTGGTGGAGAACCAACATCTATCCGTGAGGTTGATGTTACTACCACTATTTCAGCAGTATTCACTGCGGGTGGATTTACTTTCCAATCATAAAAAAAACACAAGATACAAGGGGGGAATAAAAACTCCCCTTTTGTCTTTAAGCCTGATATATTTATTATAATATGCCACCAAATCCGTATAGAAGACAACCCAACATCAATGATATGATGTATCCAAAAGGGTCAAAACAGCCAAGACAAGTGTGGGCAGCTGTAATGAATGTGTATAAAGCACCTGAAACAACACCACAACCTACACCAAGTCCAACAGGTACAGCAAACCCAACACCTACCCCGAGTGTTACAAAAACACAAACGCCAACCCCGAGTGTAACACAGACACAAACGGGAACTCCAAGTATCACACCAAGTCCTACACAGACAGGTACATCTGCGGTTACACCAACACCTACTCCAACAAAGACATCTTCGGTTACACCAACTCCAACAACAACGACTACACCAACACCAACTGGTACTCCTGCTCCTGTTGATGCTGATGCAACAACTTACTTAAACGCTGTAATATCAAATGGTGGAACACTTAATTCAACATTATCAGCAGCAACTCAAACATTATTTTATAACTTAAAACAAGCATCACTTTATACTAAGTTATATGCTATGTATCCAATTTTAGGTGGTGTTGCAGGTTCACATATGTTGAATGCTAAAAACCCTGTTAATACAAATGCAGCATATAGAATAGCGTTTAGTGGAACTGTTACCCATAGTGCAAGTGGTATGACTGGTAATGGAACTACAGGTTGGGGTAATACAAACTTTAAGGGTACTCAATATGTTAATAATATGAGTATGGGTGTTTATATTAACGCAACAGGTAGTACTACAACAGGTGTTCAGATGGGTTGTGATTCTACAAATGGAACCAATAGTTATATTCAGTTAGATAGCTCTGCTAATTTATTCAAGGGTGCTGTCTATAATCGTTCATTAAATACTCCATCTGTTGGATTAACAGGTAAAACTGGTTTTTACGCTGTTAGTAAAACAGGAACAACAACAAACATCTATAATCAAAATGGTGTTAGTTCAACAGCGACAACAACAAATCCTGACTTTAATGCTTCAGTTAATTTAGCGTTAATGGCATACAATAATGGTATTGAGTTTGGTGGTGGAGTACAAAGTTATTCTAATGATAGAATAGCATTTGCTTACATGAGTAGTGGATTAACCATAACAGAATTAACAACATTAAGGAATATAGTACAAACCTTTGAGACAAGTTGTGGTAGAAATGTATAACCTATGTTTACAGACGGAATAGAGTTTGATATTTATAAGATAAAGAGTGTTAAATTGGATTTAGAGACCTGTTTAATAACCTTTGAGGTGATATGGAGTAAAGACAAAAATAGAGTGGTTAGAATCAAAGAATACACTTTTGAGACTGATTGTAATGTTGATGTTAATGAATATATAAAGAAATTGGAAGACAACTTAAATGAGTAGAATATTTTATAGAAAAAAATTCAGTGATTATCTTGGTGAACAAAGAGCCATAGATGATATTATTACCTTTTTTACTCAAGATATTGGACCCACTCCAACTCCAACACCGAGTAATACACCATTTCCAATCACTCAAACACCTACGCCTACTGTGAGTGTGACTGTAACACCTACACCAAGTTTTACAGCAACACCAACACTTACACCAACCAACACTGCAACCCCAACTCCTACCAAGACAGCGGGGGTTACACCATCTCCTACAAGGACTTTAACTGCGACACCTACACTTACCCCTACTAACACACAAACACCAACACCTACTAATATCTACGCATTACCATCAAGTATTGCCGGATTGTTCTGTTGGTATGATTTACAAGATAGTGGAACAATTACTTTATCAGGAACTGATATCTTACAAATCAATGATAAGTCAACCAATGGTTATAACTTAACTCCTGTTGCTACACCACCACAATACATCAATTCAAGTGTAACAAACTTATTCACATTTAAGGCATTACAAGATTTAGTGGATTAAATGGTATGAGAGCAAACATATCATCAGTTCCATTTAATGCTGGAACACACTTTGCTGTTGTAGGTAAAACAAATGTTAATGAAACAATTATTGCAATACATACAGGTGGAACTATACCCAATATTGGAGCAACCAACTATGGTGGTTTACAACTCTTAGGAACAAATGTTTATGGAGCAAACAATGGAACAAGAGCGGTATCATCACCAATACAAACTGGTGAGTCATTGTTCTTAACAACTTATGGTGATAATACTTATTCACAATCTACTTGGATTGATTATGCCTTAACACAATCTTCAACAGGATTTACAACAGGAGCAAGTGTATCAAATGTTAGTACAATTTCTGTTGGTGGATGGAATCCTACAGGATTAACAAATACAGGTGCTGAAATATTGGAAGTATTCTCATACAATAGAATATTGACTACACCTGAATACAATGCGTTGATTAACTACTTGAAACAAAAATATAGTTATGCGACTTGGATAGCACCACAACCAACTCCTACTCCAACGAATACCCCAACTGTTACACCTACACCAACTGCTACATTAATCCCAATTAGTCCTACCCCTACAGTAACATCATCTCCAACTCCTACAATTAATCCAAATAAGACATTAGGGTTGATTACAAGTACTGGTGGTGATTTAAGTGGAACAACATTTAGTATTAATTATAATTCAACAAATTATCCAATAACTAATTTATATTCAAGTAATATTCTATCAGGAACAATACCTGTTCAATATCCAGCACCTGCTGTGGTATATGACTTTACATTAAACCTTGATAGTGGATTCACATTATCATCTGTTGGAGTTTCATTTGGACAATATAATAGAATTAAAACTACTGTTGGTTCATCAACTGGTGTTAATACTTGGAATGCGACATTAGAATATTATAGTGGAACAACATTACTTTATAGTGATTCAGGACAAAGTGTTACAGTTTCAAGCAGTTCAGCATACGGACAAAACTGGAATGTAAACATTACATTTGATACTGGTGGTCCATCTTTCCAAGTAACTGCTAAAGAACTTGCAACTCAATCAGGAGATAACTTAATTACTGAAAATAGTGATATAATTGAAATACAATCATAAATAAAAATTAAAAAAAAACAAAATGGCAAATACGAAAATTAGTCAATTACCTTCTTATACCGGTTCCGCTGCGGACATAAGATG